AAACTGCCTTAGAATAAAAGTCCATATTTTCAAACTGACCTTCTACAAATTTAGTAAGTTTTTTAGCTTTAGATTGAAGACTAAAATCACCTCCTGAAGTCAAGAAAGTTGCTTTAGGTTTATTTTTAGTTATTTTAGAAACTACCGTATCTACCATTGATTGTATAATATTTAAAGTAACTCTATTTATATTGTTAGAGCTTGGTTCTATCCTGGAGTAGTTAGCAACATCTAACCCACTTAAATCATAGTTCCCATATAATCTAGCGTATCTCAAATTATCTGATGTCCTGTAAGCCTGTCTATTCTGAAGGGCTGATACAAATGCAAATAATTCTTGATATAAATCATTACGTGTAGCTAACCACCATCGGTTTCCATTAATTTCATCAAACATAAGTTATTCCTATCTACCTGACGAAGACCAAAACATCATTTCTTCATCTTCCTGGTCTTGTTGTTCTTTTTCAAATTTAGATTCGTCTACTGTTGTTTGTATCTTGTCTGCGTAACCTTCTGTACCTTCTATAAAGCTTAATTCAGATAACTCAAATTGGATGTGTTCAGACTTGAAAGATTTCACTTTTTTCTCCTTACACCACTCAATGAATAACTTGACGTCTTCTATATTTTTTAACATATCTTCCTCTATTGTTCATCTATTATATTGTCTAATTCTTCCATGTCTTCTTCATACAGTTTATTTAGTTCAAAATCATAAGGATTTTTCTTTTTCTCCTCACATTCCTCGGCTTCTTTCGTTTCTAACTCTTTCATATAAGCATCTGTATTTACTATAGTCCTTTCCTGAGGTTTCTCAGACAAATAATGTCTACACTCTCTCCACGCATATAAAACTGCGTCACAGATATCAGAGTGATAAGTATCTGATATCTTTGGTTTTTCAGGATTACGTATCCTAGAATCTTTATCCCATTGTACTAACATACAATCCTCTTCAAATATAGAGTTTTTAAATGCCTTAAATTTTTCTGTTCTAAGATCATCATTTAATAACTCTATAAACTCTACTTTTCTGGTCTTGTCTGCAGCCTCGATATTAAGACCATGCCTCATTCGAAGCTCTTCTTGAATCTTTTTACCCAAAGCCCCAGCATCCATGACCATTCTTATAGGATTATACTCATCCTTATATCTATAAATTACTTCTACTAGTTGACTAATGTTTTGTTTGTTTTTAACATGTTCGTCAACTAAATAAACTTTCTTGTGATGCGTATTATAACCAATTACAGCTATTGCATCTGAATCATTATAACCAATATCAATTCCAATAATGTAATGCCACTCCCCATCAGTAGGTACAACATCATAAATATTTCTAGCTTTACTAAATTTAAATACAAGAGCATCTTTATCCTCCACCCATTTTCCAAAAGTTTCTCTAATATAAGACGGATCACTCTCATCAATACCTCTTATAACTCTTTCTTCTTGTAATACTTCTTCTAAATCCAAATCAGGAGGGGAGTGCATATAAGGATTCTCAAAAGCGGTCCAATGATGTGCCTTCCAATTCTTAGATTGGGAATACTCAAAGAATACTCCAGCCTTAACTGGTCCAGGAGTTCCAGTTAAATACAACTGACCACGTTTATCCCTTAAGGCTGGGATTATGATATCATTTATAAGTTCCTTTAAGTAGGACCTAAAAGATTGGCACTCATCTATGTAACATGCTCGTAGTTTCCAACCTCTATATTTTTCTATCTCTGTTCTATCTTTTGCTCCTGCTATGTAGATTTTTGACTTATTAGGAAATGTAATTGTTAATCTTGTATTATCTGTCTTACACTCTATTTCATATCCTTCTATTATCTTCATTAAATCTGCCCATATAATAGCTCTTGCTTGTAGTTGAGTTATGGTAATATAAAGTAGATTAACCTCCGGTTCATTTTGAGCCAAATCTACCATATCTGCAGCTATGCCTACAGTCTTACCTGCTCTACGAGAACATACAGCATTTCTAAATCTAATACCTGTTCCACGAAAAAATTCTACTTGCCTATCAAAACAAAATTCCTCAAATATAAATTGAGGCTTTTCAGACTTTGTTTTCCGCTTCTGAATCTCCGCTATCAGGGCTTCCCTGTTGACGTTCGGCAAAGCCTGAGACTTCATTTTTTGACCCCAATGTTTTTACGTATTCTGCACTTGTTTGATCGGATTGCATTCTGAAAGACTTATCCAACATTTTTCCACTCTTAAGTTTACAATTCCAATGAGAATTAAAGGCTACAGACCTCCGTTCTCCCTCTCCTTGAAATGGGTAAACTGTATGCAATAGATTAGACGGAAATAAAGCCATTTGACCTGCTTCTGGCATAAAAGATAACGAACCTCTTTCCATAGCTCCAGGACAAGCGGTCTTATAAACAAATTCTATATTCCCATCTCTTTGAGTTTTGTAGGCTGGAAGTTTTCCATTTTTTACTCTTTGGTCTATTTTTGGAATCTTAAGCCACATTACAGCCGAGAGATCACAATAAGTATGAAAGTGAATAGGATTATATTCATTTTCATATTGACTTACAACCCACATGTGATCTAATCTTACTTCAAGTTGATCTATCTCAACCCCATCACCTCTAAGACTGTTCCAAACATAATTATAAAGCATTCCATTAAAGTATGACAATAGTCCTGCTTTCTCTAACTTCTCATTAGATACCCATGGTTCTTCCTTGATGTTACCGACTAGGTGACCTCCCCAATCTACACGCTTTTCATCTTCTAGAATCTCATCTGTAAGTTCGATCATTTTTCCTGTTACGTCAGATGGAGATTTCAACATCGCTATATGAGGACCAAAAGGTTTTAGCATTTTAAAATCAGTAGTTTTAGCTAAACGTTCTAATCTCTCAATTTCAGACTCGTTTAGTTTTTGCTCTTTTCTCTCTTTCTTCGCTTTTTTTCCACTCATGTTAACCCCTGTAAGCTGTTTGTTTAATCATTGGTTTTCTTATTTTTTGAGGAGTAGCTAATTTAGCCCTTTCCTCTTCATCCTTTTTTGCCTGTGCAACCTTAAGAGGTGATTTAAGATAAATTGCAGAAACATTAGTAAGAGGTATTAGGATATGATCACTCTCTGATTTGATAGCTATCATACCTAAGTCTTCTAATATCTCTAAATCTAAAGGCATTCTATTGTTAATCTGTCTAGTAGCAAAAAAAGTTTCTTGCCGTTTATCAAACATTACTGATTGGTAACACCGTATGGCATCAATTTCATATTTTTTCATTTAGGGTCTCCTAGTCTAACCATTTAATTTTATATTCTACTTTTTTATTCCAAAAAGAGAATGGTTCTATTTTATCTATAATATTATGTTTTAGGGCTTCTTTAGCCCCCCACCATTTATCTTCTTTAATAAGCTCCATAAATTTTTTAGGATCTGTTTTTAATCTTTCAGCAAGATCATCTAACATAAGGTTATCAAAAAAATCTAAAGCCTTAAAAAGTTTTTTATTTTTCTCAGTTCTTTTATCGGGTCGTGTACCGTTCACGGATGTTAGGTGGTGCATATAGGTTGAAGAAGAGGTGCCTATGCGTTCGTTACAGAATTGAAGAATTACAAATCCCATGGAGTATGCGTTTCTAACATAACACTTTATTTTATACCCTTTAGCTTGGAGAGTTTTCATTTCACTAATGAACTCTAATCCTACATGAACAGATCCTCCAGGACTATTTATTCCCATGGTTATTACTTTACTTATTTTGTGTGCTAATTCTGCTTTCTTAAAATCTTTTATTATTTCTTCAGCTTTATAATAATCTACTTCCCCAATAACTATATCAAATCTACTTACCAAGAGTTCACTTTTCTCAATAGATAAAAAACTCCCTAATAGAAGTCCTGCTACTAACACTAAACTTAATAATATTCTTATCATACTACTCCCTTTCTTCTTCTTCTTCTTCCATGTCCGTACTTGTTCCATCTCCGTATGCCTCCAATAAAGCCATTATAGACTCTAATTTGTTTTTTGTATTAAGCTTCAGTTGTCTTATATCCCATCTAAAGTGTCCAGAGTCAATAAGTTTTACGCCATTTCTTTCTTGGTGCGAATTATTTTTAGCTATTCTGTCTATTTTGGCAAACACTTCGTCTATAATCTCTACACTGATTTCCATCATATTATAAGCTACTTCACTATGTTTATTTTCAAAAGATCTCATCTATAATTCCATATTCTAAACACTTAGCAGGTGTTAGATAAAAGTTCTTTTTATAAGTTTGTTCATACCAGAACTCCGCATCTTTATTACTTAATTCTGACATCCACTTACACCACTGTCTTTCTTGTTTTTCTACTTGGTCTACTTCCTCTTTAGTTTCTGCATGAGAACCTCCTATATAATAGCTCATTTGATGAACCATAAAAACACAGTATCTAGACATACGCCGTTTACGCCCTGCAGCAAGCAGTAGTGTGGCTGCACTCATTACGTGCCCATAACCTTCTGTAACTATTCTACATTTAGAAGAGTGAATTCTTCCTATGATAGCCAAGGAGTCATAAACTGACCCACCCGGAGAGTTTATTCTTATGGTTATAGTCTTTTTACTACTACGTTCTAACTCACTTAGGGCAGCGTCTATAAATGAAAAACTTGCTTCTCCTATTTCTTCGTTGATTTGAATAACTCTGTCAACAAAATTAACCCCTTGTTCAAAGAGATATTCAAGTCGAAGCTTTTCTTTATCTATATCTTTAGTTTTGCTCACCAGAAACCTCTTTAGTATCGAACATTAAATAGGGATGATAGACAAAATTATACTTAGCAGCTACCTTATCTGCCATGCGGGTATGGTGAGTATATACTGCCGCTTTTTCTTTGTCATGACCCATTGCGTCTAAAAGAGTTTTTCCTATCCCCATATTTCTGAAGGTATGTTTAACATAAATAAAATGGAGAATAAAGATTCCTTCTTCAGCCCCCCCTACTATGTAACCATAAACCTGAGAGGGGTCCTCCTCATTACATGCTACAACTACTTTAGCCTTCTTTAGGATGTTTTCTATTATCTTATGATGGTCTTCAAAATAAATAGTGTTGGTGATCTTTTCCCCAAAATGAGAAAAGCGATAAGACTTAAGCCAAGAGTTAAAGATAAAAGGTTTATCTTCTTCGGTTAAAGTTCGAAGTCTAACTGGCAGGTTATTGTTACTCATTAGAGTCCTCCGCCTTAAGGGATTCTAAGGTGTCCTGTTCTACTTTTTGTAATAGAGGATTTAAATTAACAAGATGTTTAAGTTGGGATTCAAGGTTTGCTATCTGTTCTTCTAATTGGTTCTTCTGAATGTAGGCATGTCCTAAAGCTGCATAAAGGTCATTGGCTTTAGCGACATATATTTCATTTGCGCTCATCTTCACTCCTTTTGTTTATACTAATTGTTTCTTTGTTATTAGCTTCTAAGACTCGTTTGGCTAGGTGCAGCAATTCGGTATCTGAGAGTGTCGATAAATCTTGGGTGTCTGCAATCTCTCGTTCTTCTCTCTGAATCTTAACTAGGGACTCCAGG